CTGTAGGTATAGCTCCAAAAGTTGAAGTAAATTACATCCCTGAGAAAACTTCATTCTTAGTATCAGCAATGTATTCAGCCGGTGCCACAGTAATCGATACTGCTGGTCTAGTTGATATTACTTGTAGGGAGGCTTAATCATGGCTTTTAGTAGAACTGGGATCAACCCAATAGGTGGCCAATCCAAAAAAGGAACAGCCCCTCAAATGTGGACATACACATCAGCCGATGCAATAGCTACTGTTAACACAGCCGGTTATTTTAACGACATGTCAGATGATTTGTCTGTAGGTGATGTTATTTTTGTACATGACAGCAATACACCAACAATGAGTATTGCAATGGTTGCATCTAATGCTTCCGGTGTTGTGGACATTACTGACGGCACAACTGTCGCTATGACAGATTCTGACTAAACAATAATTAGGGGGCAATTAATTTGCCCTCTATAACTCTAGGCGAGGTGCGTGGATTATGGCTGAAGGTGATACAGACGTTTCTATTTGCTCACAGGCTCTCCTCCTGTTGGGTGCGAACCAAATCACTAGTTTCTCGGATGGAACAGCCCCTTCCTCGATCTGTTCAGTTTTATATCCACGCATTAAGTCTCAGACTTTAGGATTATATCATTGGTCTTTTAGTTTATCTAAAACAGTATTATCTAAATTAGCTCTCACTCCGACTAACTTTTATACTTATGCTTATCAATTACCGACTGATATGTTTTTAGGAGTACCGAGAGTTGTCTATACATCTACTTCAACATCAGCCCCTAATACAACTGAGTATGAGATCCAGGGCAATCAATTATTAACTAATCAGTCTACTATCGTTGTTGATTATCAAAGATTAGTATCTGAGCAAGAAATGCCCTCTTATTTCATACAATTATTAATTTATCAAATGACCTGGCATTTAGCTGAACCTGTTACCGATCAGATTACAAAGGCTGACTATTGGAAGAATGTTGCTTTAGGCACATCTGCTGAAAACAATAGAGGTGGTTATTTTAGGCAAGCAATTAACATAGATGGGTCAGGACAATCTAAAACTGTCATTGCTGATTATTTATTAACTGAGGTGCGTTGATGGGTAGGATTACTCAATATCAATCAAACTTTACTGTAGGAGAAATAGATCCTCTTTTGGTTGGTAGAATTGATATTCAGCAATATGCTTCGGGTTTAAGTAAAGCTCAGAATGTTGTTGTCCTTCCTCAAGGTGGCTTTGAAAGAAGACCTGGGTTAAGATTTATGCTTGATCTTACTTCTCATATTGGTGGTTCTTTTGCTACTTTAGATGCTTTTAGATTAGTTCCTTTTGAGTTTAGTACTGATCAATCATTTATGCTTGCTTTTGTTAAATACGATACGACTAATACCAGGGTATTCTTTTTTGCTAATGGTATTCAAATAACAAATATTAATGGTACTGGTGCTGATTACCTAGTCTGTGCGTTAGGTAATATAGATTTAGATAGAATGTATTTTACGCAAAGTGCAGATACGTTAATTTTAGTTCATGAAGATATGGCCCCTAAATCTATAGTTCGAGGAGTTAATAATTCGACTTGGGTTTTTTCTACAATAGCTCTAACCATTCCAAAAATAGCTTATACTTTAGCTACAAGTAATCCGGCTGGAACAATTACACCAGATAGCTTAGATGGCACAGTTACTATTACAGCTAGTGCTTCAGTATTTACGGCTGATCATGTTGATCAATATATAAATGTATTGAGTGGTTTTGGTCGTGCCAGAATTATTGAAAGAGAGTCAGCTACAGTTGTAAAAGCTATTACTGAATTGCCGTTTTTTAAAGTAGATCAAGCTATTGCAAATGGGGCATGGGAATTAGAAACAGGCTATGTTGATGCCTGGTCATCTTCAAAAGGTTACCCAAGAACATGTACTTTCCACGAAGGCCGTCTATATTTTGGAGGAAGTAAGTCACTTCCAAATACTTTGTTTGCTTCTAAGGTTGCTGAATTTTTTAACTTTAAAAGTGCTGAAGCTTTAGATGACGATGCTATGTTAGTCACAATGAATACTGATAGTGTTAATGCTATTACGGCTTTACGTTCTGGAAGAGATTTACAGATTTTTACTAAAGATGCTGAATTTTTTCTTCCTCAAGCTGATCTATCTCCAATCACACCCGGTAATATAGTTATTAAAAATTCTACTCGAAGAGGTTCAAAAGAAGGTGTTAAGCCTGTAATGGCAGAAGGTGGCACATTGTTTATCCAACGTGAAGGAAAAGCTGTCAGAGAGTATTTATTTAGCGATGTGGATCTAAGTTACCAGGCTAACAACATATCTTTGCTTGCTAGTCATTTACTTAAAACTCCTAGATCAATGGCTTTAAGAACGGCTACTAGTACTGATGATGGTGACCTTCTTTTAATCCCGAATGATGACGATGGGTCTATGGCTGTCTTTTCTATTCTAAGATCTCAAAATGTAGTTGCCCCGGCAGAGTTTATAACTGATGGATCTTTCCTGGATGTAGGTGTTGATATCGGTGACATATATACAATTGTTAAAAGAACTATAGGAGGTTCAACTAAATATTATTTAGAAATGTTTGACGATCAAAGAACAACAGATAGTGGGATTCAATATTTCTCTGGTGCTACAGCCCCTGACCAGGCCAAACCATCAAATACAACTTGTGGCAGTTTAGGTCATTTAGAAGGTAAAGCTGTTAATGTTATCAGGGATGATTTTGTTTTAAACAACAATACTGTTTCTAGTTCGGCTATAACTATAGATGTTGCTCCAACAACTTATGTAGAGGTTGGGTTGCCTTATGTAGTTGAAGTTAAAACATTGCCAGCCGAACCAAAGCTTAGTTCAGGTGTTGTTGTTAGTAGAAAAAGAAGAATAGTTGAAGCGACAACTTTAGTAGACAGGACCCAAAATTTAGCAGTCAATGGCTTTGAACTCCCCTTCCATTCATTGCCCTATACTTTGGGTTCTGCACCAGCAACCTTCACCGGGAGGAAAAGATTAGCTCCTCTTCTTGGTTATAGTGATACAGCACAATTAACCTTTACAATGACACAACCTCTCTTCGCTACTGTATTAGCCGTTGAGTACAAATTATCGACAGGGCAATAACATGACTATGGCAGTAGCCGGATTAGTTTTAGCTGGAGTTTCAGCCTATGCTCAGATCAAGCAAGGTGAAGCAACCAAAAAAGCAATGTATAATCAAGCCGAGCATAAAAGGTTAGAAGGTAGAGTTGAATCTGTAAAAGCAAAACAGCAAGGTATCCAGGTTTTAAAAAATACTAACCAGGCATTAGCTTCTGTAAATGCAATAGCTTATTCTGGTGGATTAGAGCCTAATATTGGAACTCCTCAAGACATAGGAACATTTGGAATACTTAATCCAGGAATGAATGATTTCCTTACGTCTAAAGATAATGAATTTCTAGCTATGAGTTCTGCGAATGCTCAAGCCGAGGATCTAAGGTTTGCTGGCCGACAAGCTAAAAAGCAAGGTTATATTGGAGCATTAACAACTATGGGTAGTGCTATGATGAGTTATAATTCTGTTGGTTCTGCTCCATCTGGTGGAACAGGCACTACTAGTTATACAGGTTCGACATATGCACCAAATACAACTCCAAGAGTAACGTATGGTTCTGGAAGGTATGGCTAATGGCAACACGTTCTAGATATACAGGCATACAAACACAAGTTGGCACAAGGAGCTATCAAGGTCCTTCTGGTATTGGTATGCGTGAAGCTCAAAGAACGTCACAGATGCTTACTACTGCTTTAGATGGAATGAGTAATTATTTCTTTAAAAAGGCTGGCCAGCAAGCTGAAATAGCCGGTGCAGAGTATGGTGCTGAAAATCCTATAACTGTCGAACAGATTAATGAAAGTTCTTTAAATGGAACAGACGTTGCAGATAGATTTGATGAAGACACAATCTTTGGTAAGTCAGCTAAAAAAATAGCTTTAGAAAGTCTTGGTGCAGATTTACAATTAAGTGCCAACAGACAAATGAGCGACCTTATTACATTAGCTACAACTAAAGGATCTGATCTTTCTGAGGTTGGTGCAGACTTAAAAGGTATCGTTAATGAATATGTAAAAATAGCTGGTAGTGCTTCTCCAATTTTAGCTAGAAAATTATATGCCACATTAGGCATGTCTTCTTCAGGTTTATATACATCCTATTCAAAAGTATTCGCTAAAAAACAAATTGATCAATTACAAGTAAAAGGAACATTATCTTTAAACTATGATTTGAAACAATTGCCAATAGAGTTTGGTGGTATATTTAATGGCGAATTTAATGAGGCACAACTTACAGCTAAAATATATGGATCAGGTCTTTATAAAGATGGTGTAAGATTAAACGATAAAAATATTAACTCAAAAGAATTTGCCAAAAGTCCTGGCTTTTATTTCAATAAAAAAAAATCTTACATGCAAAAAGGTATGGTTCATAAATTTACAGAAACGATGATTAAAAGTTCTGCCAAAGATTGGGATGGCAAATGGCTTGAAGCTAGAACTAGTTTTATTGTTACAGAAGGTTTGGAATCTGGAAACTCATCAGATGTTGCTCAAAAAATACATAAAGGCCAGAAGACAGGCAATGTAAAAATAGATGCTATTTTAAATGGTATGAATGACCAAGAGAGATTAGATGTTGCTAAAGCTATTAGAACTGAGAAAACAAGTGCAATATCATTTGAAAAAACAATTCAAGATAATTTAGAAATTTCAACAGATAAAATAGCAAATGAGTTAATCGTTTCTATTACTAAAGACTTGGCATTTGGTGTTGATAATTCAGGTGCTACCCAGGGGAATATTGATAAGTTAGAACAGCTAGGAAAATTTAAAGAAGCTGGTGAATTACAAATTAAATTAAATGAAAGTGGTGGGTTAAGAACTGTTAGCGACCCTACAGTTTTAAAAGAAATAAAAGCAAAAATATCAAGTGATAATTTTAGTTTTGGTGATCTTCTTGCAAAATCAGATGATTTATCTTCTAAAGATTACAATGAGTTAGCAACAAAAATTGAAGCAAATGAAAATGCTGAATTTAAATCGGCAATGGTAATTGTTGCTGGTGATTTAGGCTTTAGTCCTGAAGCTGATATATTGGGTGAAAAAGATCCTAATTTTGAAAAACAACAAGTATACAGGAGAATAAGAGGTAAAGTTGAAGAAGCTTTACTATTAGCTAAAAAAGATAATAAAAACTTTGATGCTGTCGCTATTGCTAGAAATGTTCTTTCAACAGAACAAGACGGCATACAACAACAATTATTTGATAACGATTATAAATCAACAAAAGGTATTATTAATTTATATGATCAAGAATACACAGGCCAAGTAAGCAAAAGTTATTCTAAAGCTGAAATAAAAACTGTATTAACAAAGCTTCTTTATCTTTCAGATGATAAAAACAAAAAACAAAGAACATCTAATTTAAGAGAACAGGCAATTATCAATGCTTACATCTCACAACTACAAAAAATTCTAACCAATCCGAGGTTGCAATAATGAATGAAGAAATAGATGTATATAGTAAAATACTGCATTCAAATAATATAAGATCCTCTGGTGTTGAGCATGAGCAAACTTGGGATGGTAAAAGCTCTAATATAGCTATCCCGTCTACGTTCTTTGAAAATGCTGTTGATCTAGGTGGAGACATTGTTGAAGGTGCTGGCAATGTAGTTAAAGGGTTTGCTAAAGGTATTCCTAAAGGAGCTTCAAGTGCTGGTTCTGAAACTGCTGATACAATTACTAACCAATGGTATTCGCAAGTAGCTTCTCCCTGGATGGAAGAAAATATACCGGGTTTATCATCAGCAAATAAATATATTAATGAAGCTTTGGAAATTGGTGATTCAACATCTGAAATGGTTGGAGATGTTATTGGTAATGTTACCGGACAGATTATATTGCCAGGGGCAGTAGGCACAAAAGTTTTACAAGGTGCAAATATTGGCAGTCGTTTTCTAACTAATGTTCTTGGTTATGGAACAACTGAAGCCCTAGTCATCCCGGCTAAAGATAAAGGATTAATAGAAACCGGTATCTCAATGATATATAAGGATAATAAATTAGCAAACATGGTTCTAGAAAGTTTAGAAGCTAACGATGAACTCCCCTACTTTATGCAGAAATTACAGAGATCTCCTATATTGCTTTTAGAAGGTGGTGTAATTGGTGAAGGAATAGCTGAAGCATTATCTGCTGTCTACAAGTATGCCAAAAACAGTCCAATGTCTCAAAGCTTAAAAAGTGGTATTAAATCTAAGTTTCAGCAATTGGGCATCAAAGCAAAAGAAACATTAGAGAATGATAAAGGGACAGTAAATATATCTAGCATGGGTGCTGGTGAAATTGATGAATTTATAAATACTCAAATAGCTAAGTTTGCTCCTGACTATAAAACTGAAATTAATAAAATAGCACTAGATAGAAATCCTAATGTTAAGGATATAAATAAGCCTAAAATATTAGTTGAGGATCTTCATAAATTTTACGACCAACTAGCTTTAAAAAAACATGGTAGAAAATTAAGTTTATCTAATGAAAAAGATTATCAAATAATTAAACTGGAAAATGTACAGTCTATAAAAAATCAGCTTAAAAATGAAGTTTCAGGAAAAGGCTGGTATGATGGTGATGTATTAAAAACTTTCAATATGCTCTCTAGAACACCAGGTTTTGAAAAGTTAGGAACTAATGAAACACATAGGGTAATTTTCTCATCTTTATTAGGTGCTACTTCGCCTGGTCCTAAAGTTTCACAAAATACAAAATCTGCTTCAGCTCAATATCTTAAATATATTAAAACCGGAAAATTTAGTACAGAAGCCCCACCAAAAGGAACATCTGTTGAAGGTGTACAGAAAGCCGGCTTTGGGCAGTATGGTTACCCTGATGGATTAAGAATGGTTCAATTTTTATTAGATAAATTTGGTGAAGAAAGATTTGCCGATTTTATGCTATCTCCAATAAGTAAAAAAGAATTAACTAAATTAAGGTTAGAAGCTGGCTTTAAATCAGGACCGGCTGGGATGGGTGGACCAGCAGATGGATTGCATTTAGGTATGCAAATACTTGGTGATAAGGCTGGTAGGTTTGCACTCAATATTCAAGGCTATAGATCAACTACAAAAGATAAATGGTTTGTAAGAAGTATTAGAAGAAGTGAAGGAACCTTTGGCGATAATATGGTTAAGAAGGTTGATAAGAAAAAAGGTACTGAGAAAATGGTCGAGCTTGGACAGCCGGCTACATTGAAAGAACGACAATTAATGGATCAGCTTATTATTGATATTGTTAATGATCCACAACTAAAAGATTTAAAATTGACTGAACAAGATGCACAAGCTATACTTTGGTATCGTGAGCAGACCTTACAAAATGATTTAGGTGTGCCAACACAGCCGGAAACATTTTCTGAAGGAGTAGGAAATTTAAATGAACAAGAAGGATTTGGACTTCTCGCAAGCGATGCTGACAAAGTTGCGATTGAACAGGGAACAATTAAGCCTGAAGGATACAGAGAAATCAGCTCCCGACAACGAGCAGTCAGAAATGACAGACGACTTCAGCAACTCAATAATTCAGAAAGCAATGGAACGTCATCCGGGCCTTACGGAGGAGGAAGCCAGGCAAATGATGGAGGAATTGGGGGCTTAACATTTGAGCCTAACCCTGAAGTTCTAGCTAAGTATAATAAAGCTGGCTTAAACATACCTATAGTTAAACAAGTAGATGCTAAAAATTCTGCACAGTCTTACAGTACTGATATGGCTAATGCTGTATCTAAACATGCTTATGGTCTACAAGTAACAATTCAAAAACCTGAAGACCTTTTAGATTCAAAATTATTTAGAACTGAGCATGGTGGTGGTTTTGCCATAAAGACTGATGGTGATATCGTAGGTGTATTTCAAGCACCAAATGCCCCACCTAAAACAATATATGCAACATTACAATTAGCTATTCAGCAAGGTGGTAAAAAGCTAGATGCATTTAATACAATGTTGCCTGACATTTATGAAACAGTAGGAATGAAGCCGGTATCACGAGTTAAGTGGAATGATGCTTATGCTCCTGAAGGATGGAGCAAGGAAACATTTAAAAAATATAATAATGGCGAGCCTGACTTAGTATTATTTGTTTATGATAAAAATTATTATGGTGGATCTACAATAGACGATCTTCCTATATTTGATGAGTATGATGATGCTCAAAAAATTCAAACACAATCCTTAAAAGAATTAGGAGCTAATGATGGTTAATATACTTAAAAAAGGTGTAGAGATACTCAACAAGCTCGATCTAGAACAGCAGAAGATCCATAAAGAAACTGTCCCTGAAAATGATATAACTAAGTTGGCTGGTGGTGAATTAGCTATTAAAGGCATGAGCGATGAAGGTGTTACAGCTTTAAATAAAATACTAGAAGAAACAGGTTACAAAGGCCCAGGATTAAACTTAAAAAGAATAGGATTAATTTTCAAAAATGAAGGCGATAAGCAAGAGCTTGATTTAGAGAATATGCTTATTACCATAAAGAATAATAACAAAGAATTATTTGCCCACCTCAGACGGCCTAAACAAACAATGGAAGGCATGGTTGCATTAGCTGAAAAAACAGGTTTTAGAGAAATTACTTATAAGTTCTTAAATAGAAAGCCTGGCGAAATAGCTCCGGCAGAACATGTTATTGGTGGTTTAATTGCAATGATTAAGCTTGGCCAAGATCTTAATGGTAAAGCATTAGCCATAACTAAAAGTACAGATGAAGGCGAAAAACTTCAAATGTTTAGAGAGTTAAAAGTAATTGCAACAATTCAATCTAATTTATCTGCTCAAGTTTCTGGCAATGTGTCTGAGTATGGTAGAGGGTTAGCTGTTGTATCTAATATAGCTAAATTAAATAATATAAACATTTCTGATTACACAGCACAAATAGACGATTTTGTCCAAAACCTAGATGAAGGTTTAATTGATTATCATGCTAATGCTTTTTTAAATTTACCCAACCCTGGTAAAGCCGAATATACAGTTAAAGGTTTTTTAGCCAGAGGATGGGATGTGGCAATGGAGATTTACATTAATGCTCTTCTAGCTTCGCCTGTAACACATATTGTTAATACTGCTGGCAATGCAATGTTTCAGGTAACCTCTACTTTAGAAACAGGTATAGCTGGGCTTATTGGTCAGGCAAGAACATTAGGTGGTAAGCGAGGTCAAATTGGCGATCGTGTTTATACAGGCGAAATGAATGCCGAAGCTTATGGGGCTAAAATGGCTTTATGGGATGCTTTAAAATCTTCTGGCCTGTCTCTAGGTGTTACCGGGCAAGCTGGTGATTTTGCTTCAAAGATAGATCTTAAAAGAAAAACAGCAATAGGATCTACAGATAACCTAGCTCACATTATGGAGATGGGGGCAAAAGGCGATTATGGTTCTATGCTAGTGAATATGATTGGTGTAACAACTAGACTTCCTGGAAGGTTCCTGGCTTCTGAAGATGAATTTTTTAAAGTGATATCTAAACGCAAGGTTTTGTATAGAGAAGCTTTTAGGGCTGAACAAATTACTTATGAGACAGCACTTAAAAGTGGAATTGATAAAGTTGAAGCCCAAGCTATGGCTAAAAATAAGTATACTCAAATTATCCTAAAGCCCCCAGCAGACATAGTTGAAAAAATGGCATCCGAAGCAAAATTAATGACGTTTCAAGAAGATCCTCAAGGTGCATGGTCTGCATTAGTTAGGGCTTCAAATTTCCCTGTGCTTGGGAAAGTCATTGTTCCTTTTTCTAAAACACCTACTAGTATTGTTAAAAATGTATTTGATAGAACTCTTAACTATTCCTCTATTTATAAAGCTATTAAAAAAAATCTTCCTGAGAATGTTCAAAAATTAGATCCATTTGGTGCCGGGAAACAATCTGGAGAAGAATTTGATAGGGCTATGTCAAAGCTAGTTATGGGCAATGGATTATTTTTAGGTATGGTTTTATTAGCTTCGGGAGATTATGGAGATGATATAGTTGTAAATGGATCTGGTCCTACTGATTGGAAAGCTAGAAGGTACATGAGATCAGCTAATATACCACAATACTCTGTAGGTATTAAGCAAGATAATGGTACTTATAAATATATTACATTTTCAAGATTAGATCCTATGTCAGGAATCATGGCTATGGCTTCTGACTATGCGTACTATTCTAAAAATGAAGATAATCAAAGTGTAATGGAAAACTTGGCTAAAGCTGGATCTTTGGCTGTAGCTGAATACGCAATGAATTTACCATTCCTACAAGGTGTTAGTGATG